CGTAGATGGTAGTATAGATAATGCTCATATTGCAGACTTACAAGTAACAAACGCAAAAATAGCAAATAACACTATACAGACAGGTAAGATAGCAGATAACGCTGTAGATGGTACGAAGATTGCTCAGAACAGTATCTTAACAAAACATATCGATGACGCACAGGTTAATACTGCACAACTAGCAGGTAACTCTGTAGCAACAGCTAAGATACAAACAAACGCTGTAACAGCTGCACAATTAGCATCTAACTCTGTTTCTGCAATCCACATTGTTAACGGAAGTATTACAACCGATGAATTAGGTGGTGGTATAGTCACAGGCTCTAAGATAGCAAACAATGCTATTCTTACTCAGCATATAGATGACGCACAAGTAACTGCAGACCAGTTAGCAGCTGGAGCCGTTGTAGCAGGAAAGATAGCCGCAGGTGCTATTAACCAAACAGCAGACTTTGCAGATAACGTCATAGACGGTACAAAGATTGCAACAGATTCAATAGTAGCAAGACATATAGCAGCTGGAGCAGTAGGCGCTTCAGAAATAGCAGCTAACTCCGTAGATACAGCAGAACTAGTAAGTGGTAGTATTGATACTATACATATCGGAGATGATCAAGTAACAGCAGCTAAGATGGCAGACAACGCAATTAATAATGTAGCTATGATATCATCAGGATTAATTACCGCAGACTTAATAGCTACTAATGCAGTAGGCTCATCAGAGATAGCAGCTAATGCAGTAGACAGCGCAGAATTAAAGACTGGCTCAATAGATACAATACATCTAGGAGCTTTACAGGTAACAACTGCAAAAATAAATGCTAATGCAATTACAGCAGCTAAAATAGCCGCTAACGCAGTTGGTTCAAGTGAGATTGCAAATAACTCTATAACAACTACACAATTATCAAGTGCAGCACTTGATGGTAAAACAATGACAGGTACGATTAGTTTCGATAATAATGCAGTAGTAAACTTACAAGATAACACTAGATTTAGAACAAATGGTCATTTAGGTATTAATGATACAGAAGCTCCTCAAAGAATCCATATGAATGGTGTGGCTGGTATGGATGTTGGTACAGGAGCTTCAACAGCAACAACAGTATTTACACTAGATAGTTTTACAGCAGCTACATTTAGAACAGCTAAGTATTTAGTACAAGTAACAAATTCAACAGACAGTGATTATCAATCACTAGAAATAACACTTTTCCATGACGGAACAACAGTTTATTTAACGCAGTACGCTTCTATATTTGACAATGGTGCACAAGCAACATTTGATGCAGATATAAGCAGCGGTGCTGTAAGATTAAGAGTGACACCAGCAAGCGGTGACACAATGGCTTATAAATTTATAAGAACAACAATAGAGGTATAAAATGGGACAAAAGTTAGATTTTAATATTGAAGACGCAGGAATAAAGATTGACGGTGTACAAGCCGTGGATTCTAGTGCGAACTTCTCAGGTGCAGGTATCGCAGCCGCAAAAATTACATCAGGCACAGTGCCTTCGGCTAGATTACCGCACACAATTACTACAACTGCTCCGACCGGAGTAGGAAGTACATCAAGTGGTCACATCTTTTTCGTATATTCGAGTTAAGAAATGGCAATATTCGTAAACGATTCTGGTACACTAAGAACGGTTAGATTCATCGCTATCAATGATAGCGGAACCATTCGTCGTGTCAACGAAGTTTACGTTAATGATAATGGTTCTTTAGCAGGGCCATTTACTGCTACACACGCAACTACAAGACAAACTGCTACAACTACTAGTACTATATCAGGAGTGCAGAATACAGTATTCAATACGACTACTACTTTTGATACTGATTATAATACAACAACAACTTTTGATACAAGCAGAAGTACAACTTTTGATACTGGCAGAACAACGGACACAAGTAGAACAACAACATTTGATACAACTACTACATTTAATACAACAACCAGTACAACTACAGCATTTAATACAACAACAGCTTTTACTACAACAACTACCTTTACAACTACACAAGGTACTGTTACTGCGTATACTACAACTACAGCATTTAATACAACAACAACATTTAATACAACGCAGTCAACAACGACAGCTTTTACTACGACTACAACATTTAATACAAGTAAAAGTACGACTACCTCATTTAATACTGTAACTGCATATATAACAGCGTTCGATACAACAATAGGTACTAGCAGAAATACATCTTTTGCAACAACAACAGCTTATGTAGATGTTACTACTTTTGCTACAAGTACTGCTTATATAGACAATACAGCATTTGGAACATCAGTAAGTACAAATACAACGCAGTCTACTACTACAAGTAGAAGCACGAATACAACACAAAATACAGGTACAATCACTACATTTGCTACATCAACAGCATATATAGATAATACAGCATTTGCTACTATAACAGCTTATACTACTACTCAAAGTACCTCAACAGCTAGAAATACAGCGACAGCTAGAGATACTGCTTATATAGACAATACTACCTTCGCTACTATAACAAGTTATGATACTACGCAGAGTACTGCAACAGCTAGAAATACTGCGACAGCTAGAGACACGGCGTATATAGATAATACTACATTCGCTACTATAACAGCTTATACTACTACATTCGCTACTATAACAAGTTATACTACTACTCAAGCAACGAGTACCGCAAGAAATACAAATACATCTACTGCTTACATTGATAACACAGCATTTGGTACAAGCAGAAGTACTAATACTACTCAATCAACAAATACTTCTAGAAACACGAATACATCTACAGCGTACATAGATAGTACAGGTTTTACAAATTCAACTGCATATACTACTACTCAAGCTACTAATACAAGTAGAAATACAGCAACTGCGTTTATAAATAATACAAACACTTCTAGAGGCACATCTACTAGTAATAGTACAGGTTTTACTAATTCAACAGGCTTTACAAATAATACATCATTTGGTACTGCATTTACAAATTCAACAACGTATATAGATAATACAAACACTTCTAGGGGCACAAGTAGAAATACAGCCGCGCCAAGTAATAATACTTCATACATAACAATGTATATAGAATATTCGTTTGACCCAGAATTCGGTACAGAAGATTTTAATACAGGTACTACTACTACTAGAAGCACAGCCACTTCTCGATCTACAGCCTATAATACAGCGTTTACTAATTCAACCAACACAGCTAGAAATACAAACACAAGTAGAAATACTTCTCAAGCAACGAATACTGCAAGAAACACAAACACAAGTAGAAATACAACATACATTAATAACACAGCATTTACTAATAGTACAAACACTTCTAGAGATACAGCTACTGCTTACATTGATAACACAGGATTCGGAACAACTAGAAACACAAATACTGCCAGAAATACTAATACTTCTAGAAACACGAATACATCTACAGCGTACATAGATAATACTACATTCGCTACTATAACAACGTATGCTACTTCTCAAGCAACGAATACTGCAAGAAATACAAACACATCAACAGCGTATATAGATAATACAGCATTTGGAACGAGTAGAAGTACTAACACTTCTCAAGCAACAAGTAGAAGTACAAACACTTCTCAAGCAACAAATACAAGTAGAAGTACTGCATTTACTAATAGTACTGCGTTTACGAATAATACATCGTTTGGCACAAGTAGAAGTACAAACACGACTCAAGCAACAAATACAAGTAGAAGTACTGGATTTACTAATAGTACTGCGTTTACGAATAATACATCGTTTGGAACAGACAGAAGTACAACAACTAGTAGAGCGACAAATACTGCTAGAAGTACTAATACTGCACAAGCAACTAATACAGCAACAACCTTTGCAACAACAACAGCATATATAGATAATACTACATTTGCCACTATTAGTTCATATACTACGACTCAAGCTACTAGTACTGCTAGAGATACAGATACTGCTCGGTCTACAAATACAAGTAGAAGTACTAACACTACTCAGTCAACAGCTTATGAGACTGCTTACATTACTTCTAGGGCTTCCTCTAGAGCAACTGGAACATCTCATTCTACAACGACCACATTTAATACAACTAGAAGCACAGCGTCAAGTAGGTCTACTACTACTACATTTGCTACTACACAGGGAACAGTTACAACAAGAGCAACCGCATCAAGCAGAACAACAACAAGTACCTTTACGACAGATAGGGGCACAGCTTCGAGTAGAACAACTGGTTCAAGTAGAACTACTACAAGTACCTTTAATACTACTAAAGATACAGCGACTTCTAGAACAACAGTATTTGGAACAACAACTACTTTTGAAACTACAAAAACAACAATCTTTGCAACAGGTAGAACAACAACTACAACTATTAATACTACTAAAGCAACAGAAACAAACAGAACAACTGACCACTTAACAACAACTACTTTCGATACAACAACAACAGTATTTGAAAGAATAACCGCCTCCCAAGCAGGTACAATATTTGATACCGAAGTTGCGAGTCTAGCAGACTTTGGATTGTCTTATTGGGATGGCTCAGAATGGAGCGATTCTTAAAAAATGATAAAACCAACGAAGGACGAGATTACACCAGATTATCTCAATAAAAAACTGGAATCAATGATGTCAGCAATATTTGACAGCATTGGAGAAATGGAAGAACGAATGAAAAATATGGAAAAACAACTTTTCGAGGTAAAGAATGCAGAGAACTCAAAAGACAGCTAAGAAAAAGCAATTAACTGCAATGACAATAAATGAGTCTCTGGGAGATGTTGCAACTCATTTTATGAAGTCAGGTTCTTCTTTTAGACCAAAGGACGACCTAGATGGTTTAGCTAATCTTAAAAAGAGATTAGTACTAAAAAGTAACGAAGGTATAGAATGGGAGTATGATTTATGGTTTAATACTAATGAATTACATAGTATTAGAAAGTGGTTATATACAGATTTTCTAGGTAAAGGAATTTATTGCAGAGTTAACTCTATTAAGATAAATACTAAATTATTTAAAGCGATTGCAAATTCAGACATAAAAATAGATGAAGAAAGAATCGAAAAGATAAAAAATAATTTACAGAACAAGTATACTTTACAATGGAACACAGAGTTTCACGATAAAGTTATCTTCCCACCAGGAAGTAACATATTATGTAAAGGAACAGTAATTGATTACAATAGAGTAGGTAAATTAGTAAAGGAAGGATATAAAATTAAACCTCATCCGATTACCGCTCCTATTTATATTGCAGATTTAAAAAGAAGATTTGGTGCTAATAATGTACTAAATAAAAAAGAAGGTGGTTTCGAGTTACTACTTAATTGTAGTGAAGTAGCTGCCGCCCCTAATAGTGAGATGGGATTAATTGCAATCCTTCTCAGAAAGAAACTTTCTCTTGTTAGCTATCCTAAGGTAGACCGAGAGAAAAACTTATTAACTTATGAGAGTTTTTATGATACGATATCAAATAGACACTCATACCTTGCACTTTGTAAGATATTTTCAGCAAAAAACTCTGGAATAATCTTTGAATTTGACGAAGATGCGGAAGAAAGACACCAAGCGTATATTAACAACTTTTGGGAATTTAAAAAGATAAAACATGATTGAAATAGTACACCCCTATAAAAAAGTATGGAGTATGTTTACTTTAGCTTCACTCCTGCCCGATAAAGAAGAAGTAAGAATACATCTTTATGTAAATAATAAAGACTGGGCAGAAGCACCCATAGAATGGATACTGGATAACTTTCCTAATGTAAAGATATATGAATCCTTTTGGAGAAAATCAGACTTAGCCAAGTGTATGCTTCATTTGTTAGATCACTGGAAAGATAAAGGTGGACTAAATAAAAGAATAGTGTGGTTTGGTGGTAATAATGTAGTAAATGGTAAATGGGCAAATAACTTTCCTAATGAAGATTTCTTTAGTGGGTCTGTTTCTTTCTTATCACATAAAAGAGTTTTCAGAAAACATCCAAGATTCAAAGACTTCTACAGAATTTTACAAATACCTATTTCACCAGAAAAAGTATTAAATATTGACCCAGAGTTTATGATATTTAATTATAACATGCTAAAGACTTTTCCATTGGAAGAATTATTCTGTCCAACCGAAGACGATGCATTAGCAACTAGATCTCCTAACATGCCAAAAATAGATAGACTACTATACCAAGCAGGTACAGAAGCTTTTATTGGAAAACTATTAACATATCAACATAAGTTTGTACCATTATACATGAATGGTAAAAACGATGCTTTAATAGATCAAGAAGCAATTGGTCCTTTGGATAGTGTCAACTATAATGTAATGCTAAGAAAATCTTTTACAGTAAATATACAACATAAGTGGTTAATAAGAGACTACTTACTGTTACCTACTTGTTTACAACTCTCCCTACCTTGGGACATGTATACTAGTTTAATTCCAAGCATACCTATTAATTTAAGAAATGCTAGAAACAATGAGACGTTATTATTGAAATCAGCTAAGCAGAAACGCGTAGCTGGGTCTTTGGTGAAAGTAGGATTTAGACTAGGAAAAATCTAAATATTCTTCTTCTAAGTTGGAGAGAATCTTCCAATTCAAACTACCTCTATCAGATAGCTCTTTTATTATTTGTCTTTCATTAGGATTATGAGGACTTCTAGAAATACTATTAATTGGTAAATGCCAACTAGCAGGATAGTCTGCTCCTGTACGGAATGGTAATTTTTTAGCAAAGAAATCAAATCCTATAATCTCTAAACTTTCATACTCACACTTATTCAAGAAATACATTATACCCAAGAAACCTGCGGAAGGACGATTACCCCCGTCTGCTTTACTATTGGTAGCTCCTACTAAATCAAATATTTCTAGTATTTCTTCATCACTAAACATATTTGTATATTCTAATTCTTTTATTTTTGCAGTGATAGGTTCTTTGTCCATATGTATTCGACATCGGTTAAATAAAACTTTTGCGTCTTTAAAGTGTTTCCAGTACTTCTGTCTTAAGAAACCTGTAATCCACACATCAGTTTTTTTACCTATCGAGACGAAATTTTCATTCGTAGGTATGCCTTTTCCAAATCTAACAATTGTGTCAAAACTGTCAATATACGAGCCATACTCGTGTTGAAGTAATTCTACTGAATTTCCTACTAATATTACTCGTCCCATCATGACTTTAATCCTAAACTTCTAGCGATTTCTTTTTCATTCTGAATTTGGATATAATTTGCAGAATTTTCAATTGTTATTTCTGTAACGTCTGGGTTTTTTATTACCCAATCTACCCACTCACCTGCTCTCTCATATGAGATACTTGAATGTATTGAAGACTCTAATAACCCAAAATTGATTGTAGCAATTCTACACTTGGCATCACTGTTATAATTTAAGTTAGTTGCCATATGATTTAGAGCGGCCTTCTGTGCGGCGTACTTATATCCTTTAGATATATTAGGTTGATGGGCTCTTGACGAAATATTAACTATTGTTTTAGTTTCATCATCTTTCCATACCTCGTACACTTCTTCGAGAAGTCTACATTGTTCCCACTCTACATGAGCATTGTTTACGAATACGTCATACTGTGACCAATCTGCCCCAAACTCTACTCTTATTTTATTACCTTGTATAAAATTTGCTAATTTACTGCTACCTGTTACTGCTATTTTCATAGTACTCCTTTATTAATTCAAAAGATTCTTTTCCAAAGAGAGACCCATCGACACTACACTTATTACAAGGGCTATGTGACCTGTCTCCTCTCATTAATTTTTTTCTTATTTTGTTCATTGGTTTACCAAACCATACATTGTGTAATGTATCTTGTAGTAAATTTCCCACAACATGTTCTCTTCCCCAGTCATTTGAGCAAAATAGAACATCTCCATTCCAGTCAACAAACATTTTATAGAAGGGATAGTGACACGGCTTACCTTTTAAAGAAGTTACGTTAGATTCTTCTATGCCTACCCAATCGATGACCCCGCTACGGTTGTTAAGTAACAGACCATGGTTTTCAAAGTCACCCCAATGCATACGATATTTATACTTATCTTCAGGTATGTTCTCCATAACTTTGTCAAAGTGAGTCATTTGTTCTACACCATCATAAAGATTTATGTAAAGCAAGTCTAATCCACTATATTCAAATAGTTCTTCTGCGTATGTCTGGGTGAGTTTGTCTCCATTAGTGTTACACTCTATAGTTGCTAATGGGACTGTGTGACGAAAGATATGAACTATCTCTCTGAAATTTGGGTTAAGTAGATTCTCTCCGAATCCACTCAATGATATTTTTCCACTAAAACCTGCCCTACCTAATTCAAGACCTATTGTTTCAGCTCCTTTTTTGGTAAGATGCAAGTTTCTATTTGGAAATATTTTGGGGTCGTGTCTCGGACAAAAGACACAAGTTCTATTGCATAGCTCTGTAGTATTTATTTCGACAGTAAGGATTGAATCTAACTCTGTTAATTCTCCTTTCTTTGCCCAATGTTTCTTTTCTTGTTCACGCCTGTGCGCTAAAAAGTCATACTGGTCTACTGCTGTTACAGGTATGTTTCTCATTATAATGAATTATATATGTCTGTCCATTCTTTACAGTATTGGTCATGGTCATAAATATCCATCCATGGTCCGCCGTCCGTAAAATGTACTCCCTTAGCTCTGTCGCCAAAGTCATAATAGTTTACTAGAGCATTGTAAGCAGCAGGTAAAGAACCTACTTTGCTAGCCCAACTAAACCCATGTAAATGTTTAGCAGCAGCATTATTTACATACCACTCGTTTAACATTGTACATTCTTTATTATTGAAATACATTAACGATGACCAATATTTTTTCTTATACGGTTTATTCAATTTGTCATGCATCTTAGTGTATTGGTCAAACATTAAGTCTGCATGTTGTACGCACATAACTTCTTCATTATCTTTCTTAAAATGAGTTATTTCTTGTGGGTCACATCTCCATAGAAAGTCACCATCACAGAATAGAGAATATCCCATGTAGTTAGAAAGTTGAGGTACAAGAAATCTAGTAAAAGCAAATTCGGTATTCCCTTTTTCTTTTCTATAGTAAATTCCTTGTTCCTCTAATTCCGAAGTAATTAAAGGTATAACTTCATGTGTTGGGTTAAATCGTAAGATTGATGCCTTACACACTTCAAACATTTCGGGGTACTCTGATTCGTACCCCACGAATATCTTCATTAGTCTTCCTTTAATTGTTCGCCAAGATCGTTAACATAAGCCTGTCTAGCAGTCTGTGTTATAGCAACCTTGTGTTTTAAGTCCTCTAGGTCAACGTCACATTTGTTTATTGCATTAACTATACTCTGTTGGTCTTTAGATAATGAAGATACATCATGTGCTGTGTCATCTATTGTAATTGTTTGTGTTGGTATTTCTGAACTCATTTGAATACATCCTGCCAATTGCCTTGTGTACTAGCCTTAGCATACTCAGTAGAACGGTTTTCAAAAAAGTTGGTATGCTCAACTGCGTTGACTTGCATGTCAATCCAAGGCAAGGGGTTTTCGGTACTATGAAAAATCTTCTTCATACCTATTCCCAGTAACCTTCTGTCTGCAATATATCTAATATATTCCTTGACTTCTTTTGCTGTCAAATCTGGTATATCTGCTTTATCAAAACAAATATCAATAAAGTTATCTTCTAACTCTACTGTCTTTTCTGCAGCACAGTATATTTCGTACTTTAACTTATCATTCCATAACTCAGGATTTTCTGCAATGAATGTTCTGAATAGTTTTGACAAGCCTTCTACATGCAAGGATTCATCACGAATACTCCATGTAACAATCTGTCCCATTCCTTTCATTAAGTTATGTCTTGGATAGTTAAGAAGAATAGCAAAACTACTAAATAGTTGTACTCCTTCTGTAAATGCACTATATACTGCCATAGTTTTTGCCATGTCATAAGGAGTTTCCATGCTGAAATCTTGTAGATATTCATGTTTCTCCATCATAGCACCAATATCAAAAAACTCTTGGTACATGTCTTCTGACTTACCTAAAGTTTCTAGTAGTAAAGAATACGCTTCTTGATGCACTGCTTCCATAGCAGCAAAACTAACAAGCATCATTCTTACTTCTGGTTGTTTAAATGTAGGCAAGTAGTGGTGGGCGTAGCCTCCACATACATCTACATCTGCCTGAGTGAAAAACTTAAAGATATTGTCTAATAATGTCCTTTCGCCTTCACTTAATTTTTCTTTATAATCCTTAATATCATCTTGTAAGGTTACTTCTTCTGGTAACCAATGCATTTGTTGTTGTTTTTTATAGTTCTCAAATGCCCAAGGATATTGAAAAGGTTTATAATATTCTCTTTCTTTTAATAAACTCATTTATCCCTCGCAACTTAAACAGTCTGCCTGTTCAAATATAATTTCTCGTTTAGTTTGACTGGAAACATTATCAGCTCTGCTGATAGCTTCACTTCTCAAATAATACAATGTTTTTAAATTTTTCGCCCACGCTAACATATGGACATTATGTAAATCTCCTTTGTTAACATCCGGTGGGAAAAATAGGTTTACGCTTTGTGACTGACAAATATATTCTTGTCTGACACTTGCGTGTTCTACAATCCATGCTTGATTGATTTCTACGGCTGTTTTAAATACATCTTTTTCCCACTCATCGAGTATGTCAAGATGTTGTACACTGCCTCTGTGTGCAACAATACTTTTCCAAGTGCTATCATATACATCACTATGTCCTATTTTACTCATTAACAGCTTATCTAAAAATTTATTCTTTACTAAGTTACTGCCAGACTTTGTCTTTTGAGTATAGGCGTTTGCTCTATATGGTTCAATACTTGGACTTGTGTTTCCACAGATAATACTAGACGAAGCGTTAGGAGCAATTGCCAATAGATGAGCGTTCCTTACAGAACAAGTATCATCGTCTGGGCAGGCTCCTCTCTCAACAGCCAGTTGTCTAGTTGTGTTTTCCGCTTGTGTTTTGATGTATTGGAACATCTCAGAATTAGCCCCTGTTGCCATTGGGTTATCAAAAGGTATATCATTCTTCTGTAAATACGCATGAAAGCCCATAGCACCAAGTCCAATACTCCTCTCCCTTTGAGCACTAAACTTAGCTTTTTCTAATTGTTCAGGAGCATTTTGAATAAAATATTCAAGTACGTTATCTAACATTCTTACCAAATCTGGTATAAATGCAGGTACGTCTTTCCATTCATCATAATACTCTAGATTAACACTAGAAAGGCAACAAACGGCTGTTCGTTCTTCGTTTGTAGCGAGTGTTATTTCCGAACACAGATTACTGTGATGTACTTTTAAACCTTTATTTTTCTGAAAGTCGGGCAAATCTTTATTTACCGCATCTTCAAACATTAAATAAGGTTCTCCAGTTTCCATTCTGTTCTGAAGTATTTTAACCCATAACGCTCTCGCAGATACAGTTTTCTTTACTTCAAGGGAATGAGGATCTGTAAGATCCCAGCTATCGTCAAAATCAGGATACTTTGAAGCGGAGTGAATAAGCTCCATAAAAGCATCTGGTACAACAACAGCATGATGGATATTAGTACACTTACGGTTAGTATCGCCACCAGTTGGCTTCCGTACATCTAAAAATTCCTCTATTTCGGGGTGACTCATATGTAGATAACCTGCGTAACTACCCCGTCTAGTTACTCCCTGTGAGAAAGCTAGCATTTCTGCATCCACTACCTTTACAAAAGGTATTACTCCTGTACTCTCACTTCCTTTAGAAGTTTTAGAGCCAGATGCACGAATATCGCTCCAACTGCCTCCAATACCCCCTCCAAAAGAAGATAAGAAAGCATTTTCTGTAAAGTGGTCTGTTATACCTTCTCTACTATCCTCTACATAATTTAAGAAGCAACTAATAGGTAATCCCCTTCTAGTGCCTCCATTTGATAATACTGGCGTAGCAAACATAAACCATAATTTACTTACATAGTCATATAGTCTTTGTGCATGAGCATCATCATCTGCGAAAGCCATTGCGGCACGCGCAAAAGCTTCTTGGGGTGAAGTTTCATCACCTACCATATATCTGTCTTTTAGAGTTGCTAATGCAAATTCATCTAAAAGAGCGTCTTTACTAAAGTCTATTTTCACTGACATAATTTTCTACTAATCCTATAATCTCTTTGGCGTTACCGAGCACTGCTCCGTCTACGTCGTATGTTAAATCCATGAGTTTAATACCAACCTCAAGTCCTTCACTTCCGAACTCATTTAAGTTCTGTATGAATTTATACTTTCCTTCGATTGGCAAACTCGCCATAATATCAAAAATATCTCCATATTGTTGAATAATTTGTGTCGCTCTCTTTGGACCGATACCATCAACTCCTGGAACGTTATCTCCTTTATCTCCTGTTAAGCACTTATATGTTAAGAAGTACTCTGGGTCAAAATCATAATGCTCGTCCCAATTATGAAGTGTTGTTTCTTTTCTAGTGACTGTTGAGAATCTACTTATATGTTCATCAATAAGTAAATCCCAGTCTCTATCCGATGAAATCATCCAGATATTTTGTATACCTAGATTCTCTCTGTTTTGACAGATAAGAGCGGCTATATCATCAGCCTCTACGCCTGCATATTTGAGCGTAAGATGTCCCTTATACTTTAAAGTATTCATCGTAACTTGGAACTCGGCTAAGAACTCTTGGAACTCACGTTCCTCTTTCTCAGTCTGCTCTGCATATCTCTCTTTTCTGTTTGCTTTATATTCGGAATATATTTCTTTACGGTAATTACTACCGCCATCCCCTAAGACTACGATTTCTCCGCAGTCATAAGACTTTGCTAATGATTGTACTGTTCTAACATAATCATGTTCAAAGTCACTTGTTCCTTGATGTTTCCATCGGAACGCCAAGTTGAGTCCATCAACTATTAGTAAGTTCCCATTCGGGATCGACTCTCCATGGCTCGTAAATTTTATCGCCATTTGTAAACTTTAACTCCTGTGTTTCTAAAAATTGTTCAGCAAAGGTGACATAGCACCCCAACCAGTTTATGTACATATGTTTTTTGTAACATGGCTTTCTTGTCGTTGCCACGTACCATTGTGAATGATTCTCCTTAAAAATAAGGAGAGGTTCTTGGTTCATCTCAGTTGCCTGTCTGCACAACTTAGACCACCAATTCACAAAGGTGTTACTCTTTTGAGTAAAAATTTTATGATTAAATGCCATATCACGATAGAACTTAACCTCTATTGTAAAGAGATTATGTTTGTGAGCTACCATTAAATCACCTTTTATCTTGCCAGAACCTGAGCCAGGAGTCTGTATAAACTCCTCGCCTA